ATGAGAATGGCAGAAGCAATTACAAGCGAGGATATCTTTTATGTCAAACATGCTGTGATCCTTCCCCTTGTCATTACAGCCTTTGAACGAGATTGCCGATATTTGGGGTCAAATCTAAAAACACCAGGACCATATGTAGATACAATAAAACTTGCCATAGATAGAGCTTGGGTCGATTTAAGGAAGATAAAGAAACATTTATGGAAAAAGGGTTTGAAGGTATACGAGGAGAACCATACCAAGCAAGGCATTAAGGCTAAGTTTAAGTGTCGGGGATACACATCAGAGCTAGACTTACACTGGGAGTTTATAACAGCAGAAGCTTCTATTTTAATGAGGAAGTATTTGGGGCTAGATGTTACGATATATGAGGATCCAACAATACCAGAGCATTTAAGGGAGCGATATTAATTGTTGAGGGAAATTAAGATTGCCATCAACATGCAGCAGTCAGTATACATACGATTAACTGATGGAGAAGCAATTCAAGGTGTACCAGAATCTATATCCGACCGAGTAAAGATTAGACAGGACCAGGGGACAGTGTGGATCCCTATATCAGATATTGATCATGTCAGCCGAATAGTGCCATTACGTAAAAAAGACCCTACCAGCACTTAGCCTGTAGGGTCTTCAGTATTATCACGACTTTGTTAGTGTAGCTGTCTTCGTATCTTTATTCCAATCCACTTTAGCTCCGAGAGCATCACCAACTGCTCGAAGGGGCACATAGGTAACACCATTCTCAAGCTTCCCATCTGCGATTTGTTTACCATTTACGATGACATTCACCTTATCAATCACAACGGCAGCAGCCTCTTTCCTCTTCAACCCCAAATATTTAACGATCCCCATGACGTGCCCCGCGATTAAAGCATTAATAACTTCCTGGCGCTTCAGCTTAGCTGCATCAGCTGCCACATCGATAAATAGGTTTTCGGTCAGGACGGCAGGCATCTTAGATTCGCGGCACATGTGCAGGTTCGCCGCTTTCTGCCCACGATCGGTAACCCCAAATGACTTAAGCGCCGACATGATTTCGGAATGAAGCACATTTTGCAGGGTCCTTGAAGCAGCAGAGGCATTAGTATACCGGAACGACTCAAATCCACCAGCCCCGCCTCCTGCATTGCAGTGGATGGAAACTAGGAGATCCGCAACGGCTTTGTTAACTGCAGCGGTCCGATCTTTGAGCTCGTGAAACACATCTGTGCTCCTGGTCAACAAGACCTGCGCGCCTTCGTAATCTGACTCCAGACGTTGCTTGATACCTTGGGAGATCGTTAAGACAACATCCTTTTCCTGCAGCCCGTTCCCGACAGCTCCAGGATCCTTACCGCCATGACCCGCATCAATCCATATTTTCTTCATTTTCGGTCCTCCTCCTGATTCGACTCAACCTCAGGCAAACCAGCCAAACTCGTCAAAAAGCTAGTGAGAGTGGCCAGTAAAACCGTACCCCCTACAACATACCAATCAACTTCATTGAAAACCGATGTAGCTCCGATTACGCCGATCGCTGTTTGTGCTGCCGTCTTAATTGCTCTGATGCCTGCTGCTTTAAACCATTTCATTTATAATCATCTCCTATTCTTTCATCTCATCAATTCGTTTGTGTGCTTGCTTGGCCGACTCCTCGACTCGTGTCAAACGTTCAGCAAAACCTTCCATGCGCTGTCCATGGATACGGACATCCACTTTAATATCATCGATTCCGCGCTTGATGTAAGATACATCGGTATGAAGCGATGCATCTGCGGTTGCTTCCTGTACAACCTCTGCTTTAAAGGCCTTTGTCTTCCCAACCCATCCGAGCACAATGCCGCTGATGGCAGCGGCCACTGTGATAATTGCCATGATCACGCTCCAGTCCACCCTTCTTCCCCCTATCTGTATTCGAATAAAGAAAAGCCCTCAGGACCACCCAAGGGCAAAATAAAAACGCCTTACGGCGCAAAGTAAATGAGTTCAGCGAGTTACATTGGACACCACCTCCTATTTGTACGGTACCTTCCCACGAGCAAACTCGTTCCCTCTCTCAGCTATGGTGTTAATCTTCTCCTGGAGCTCTCGCAACTTATCACGCTTCGTCTTGTTACCCAGGCTCTTATCCTCCTGGACAGCGCGGATCTCTTTGCGAACCTCAGACATACTCTTGCTGAGCCGGCCCATCTCTTTCCGGAGCGGGTCACTATACCATGCTGGCACTTCTCGCAGATCACGGTCGGTGTAAGCCTGGTCCAGTTTCTCCTTGTAACGATAAAACTCTGTCGAGATGTCATTACTGAATACCGGATCTGCCGTTATCTGTTGAGTTAATGTGCTTCCAACATCCCCGCCTGGAGACAACAACGGCTGGCCAAGTTGACCGAGTACCCCGGTGTACTGCTTCACGAGGTAATCAAGCTTCTTCGGGCTCTGTTCAAATGGCGTCCCATACGTCTTATCACCAATCCATCGGGCAATATCTGTAGTCTTCGTGTCAGCCTGTAAGCCTGGAGACAGATTCTCTAGGTAACCCGGAACAATCGGCGCTCCTGAGAATGTTTGATTTGCAGCAAGGTCTGCAATTGGTCCGAGAATGGTATCTCCCATTGCTCCTAGCATACGATCGGTGAATCCTCCTTCTTTAAGCGCACCGGAAATACCCGGCGGAACAAATCTGGTTCGAAGCTGTTCTGCAAAATCTCGGAACGCAGCGGGATCATCCTTAGCGAATTTCTGCATCAAGCGTTCAGGCAGATCAATGAATAGCGTTCCGAGTTCCATTGGTTTAGCAATCCGGAAGAACGTTCCGTCACCTTTCGGGATTAACAAGAAGTTGTCCTTTATCCTGTTGCTCACCTTCTGGTAATTGGAATCGTCATGGTTCACTGCATACATCACAGCACCCGGAACAGTTAGAGCTAGGAAAGCTTTGGTTATTGCCTTTACAGGATTGTTTTTATATAGCCGAGCAATTTGGTCAACACCTTGAATCGCAGCGTTCATATAAGGAAAAATCTTATCGAGTTCATGAATCATTTTCCCTCGCCGCTTAAAGTTGACGGTTAAATCCTGTGCTTCAAACAAGGCACTTCTCAGATCGTCAGATAACCCACTCTTGGATGCCCGCTTAAACTCAGCCAAGCGCGGTGCAGACTCCACCGCATTCATAGCGTTTTCCAAACCGTAGAACAATCGTGGGCCTAAATCCTTCAGTAAACTTTTAGGCAATACGGACCGCTTACTCTGCGCTAACAGATTTCGATTTGCCGCTATTGAGGATGAGTGGCCGCCACCAATCCGCTTGTATTGCTTGTATAGCTCTCCATCGCGCATGATCTGGAAAGCCGCATCAGCCATATCTGCTACAAAGCGCAGCGGGTTATTGGTTGTCTTGGACGCAACGTAGGCGTGCGGAATATCCCGAAACAGGTTCCTGGTGATACTAAACACAGGGTTCGCACCCGTGGTCAGTGTCTTCATTTTGTTTGTCACCCATCCGATGGCATCCATGACCAGATTGCCGGCCTTAGGACCCAGCGCTGTAATGGCTTCCAGCAGCTGTGGATCATTTACTTTCAGGTGCGTCTGTTCACCATCAATCAGCACTCGAACGATGTTGTCCTTATCAAGCGCTGTCTTGCGCATCGCCTTATCAAAGTCATCCGAGAACCGGGCCAACACTTCATCGAGCCCGTCACCGTCAAGTGACAGCTTGGTCAGATCATCCACCCGTTCAGGTTGTTTAACGATCTCCAAATAATCAGCGAATGCTTCGGGATCTTTTTCGATATGCTTAACGGCCTGCTGCATTACCTGATTCCGCTTGGCTGTTTTCACGAACGAATCTACGTTCTCGATAATCGCCTCGATCGGGGAAATGATCTTCCGCTGGGATCCCGCCTTCTCATACTTTTTAACAGGTACAGACTGATTACCAAAACCTTTCTTGGCACGTCCCGTCCCGCCACTTCGCTTCTCCAGCGGTGTGAAATAACGCTTATTCGGAACATAGTAAGGGTTAGCGTCAAACCAAGCTTTGGCCTGCCCCGGTGAAATGATTCCGGTATCGACAAGCCAACTGTTCACCATCTGCTTATTAAAGGCATACAGTCTCTCTGCTGTCTCCTTAAACTCCGGAAACATAGCTTCATATTCAGCTGCCTTTTGTGCACCATATTCAGGTGTCCAGTTTAGCTTCTGATCAAAAACCATCTCGCCCCGATCGGCACGAGTAACCGCATGCTTATTAATTAGATAGTCTTCAAAATCCACATAGATGTCACTGCTTACTTTTCGGATCTGCGATTTCGTAGAGCTGTCTACGCCACCACGGACCGTCTTCGGCAAGCCTGAGAGAATCTCTTTCAAAGATTCGCCTACCACTTTACCATCGCTATCCACCAAAGCATCCGTTACTATTTGGCGCGCAGTCATGTCTGATCCACGAGTAGCCAAAGCGCGCTTATGAATACTTTCAGCGGCACTGAGCGGCTTCTCTAAAACATCCTCTACCAGCTTGTCAAACTGGTTCAGTGGATGAAGATCATCCACCAGATTCGTATAGAGCCGATCAGCAGCACCAGCTAAGTTAACCGGCTCCCGATCCAGACGAGTCACCAGTTGGGAGCGGGTGTCATTGCTCAGAGATTCGTAAGGCTTCGTTTTAGCGAATGCGGATATCCCAAGACCGCTGTTCTCTTCAAACTGGCCTGGCCGCAGAATAGGATCTGCGTTCGGATCAACTTTAACCGGAGTAGGTTCTGCAGGTGCGGTTGTCCGCTTAGCAGCTTGTCTTCTGAGCAGGAACTCCGGGATGTCCGAAGTGTCAATATTTCCTTTGCTTCCCGTTGGTGCGGTTTCTTGTACAGCTCTCTTGGGTTTAGTAGGAGTTCCTTCACGCCGTAAATCCTTTAAACGCTCTGCTACAATCGGTCCTTCAGTTACATTCAAAGCTGGGTCAATCCCTCTGAGACTACTCTGCAGGTTATCCTTTACACCTTGATAGGCTTGTAACTGTTCATCATACCCGACCTCTTGCTTCCATGAATGGACAAATCCACTCTCATCCTGGAACCCGTTATCCACTCGATCCCTGGCCAACTGGTATAAATCCTTGTTGCTAGGGACCTTACCATTTGCTTTGTAGAACTCCTGATACCAAAGTGGGTTATTGGACATGCGTCCGGTTCTGCCAACCACTTCACCTGCTGCGTCTCTTTTCAGAGCTCCCTGTTCGACGCCTTTTCGTGAGTCACGAGATTCCTTCAGGTACTTATATTCTTCGATGACTCGTTGCTCATACTGGCTTTCCAGTTCACTAAGAGTCTGGTTAATTTGCTTAACCTCAGCCCGTCCTGTTTGAGCGTTAACCATTTGGGATCTGAGTCCTGGTGAAGCCTCTGGAAGATCAAACGAGTATGGATTGACAATCGGATCTGCCCCATAGGTGTTCTGTGACCGTGCTTCTGCTCCCCGCATTCTGGTCTGTGATCGAGGTTCTGGAAGGGCAAGAATCTCAGCCACTTCCTTTTCAGGAATCCCGTTTCGCTTAAACAGGTTTGATAATGAACCTATCGCCATATCCCCCACAGCACCAAGACCGACACCAAGTGCAGCGTTCCGGACGATCTCCCCGCCGCTGTCCTGTCCTTGAACAAGCCCAGCTGCAACGCCGCCAATACCGCCTGTAATCGCACCTTCCATTCCTGTTCTAGCTAAACGGTCAGCGGTGGCGACCGACATCCGAGGTGCAGCAGAGTTAATTGCTCCTGATGCCGCTCTCTGAATTTTTTGCCCAGCATTAGTCCCCATCACTTTACGAGCAACTTCAAGTGGTCCACTTACTAGGTTCTGTCCTTTAACCCCCGCGGCCGCCGGGTTAAAGGCTAACCCAGCTACCCCGCCGATGGTTCCTGCAATGTCTGCTGCTCTGTCCGCAGTTGGATTGCCGGTTGTTGCTGGTCGGGCTGATGGAGATCCAAGGACCATACTGCCACCGGCTCCCACGGCCCGGGTTGTAAACTGACCAGCAGGATTGCCATACCAAAGCCAGTTGTTTGCTTTTGCGAATGGGGAAACAGTGAAGTCATAGACGCCTCCCCAGAATCCCTCCGGACGCTTCGCTTGAATCTCCTGCAGGCCCTTTTCGTATTCTGATAACTGTGGAGGTACTGGCGGACCTTGAACAGGCGCGAATTTCATGCCACTATTCTGCTCCCAAGTCGTCTGAGCTGCCTTATCTCCAAAGACCCCTCTCGTGAGCGACGAGTTTAATGGATTAAGATCCGAAGGCTTGATATCAAGTGTCGATACCGCAGACTCCGGTATTTCAGATTCAAGGGAACGATTGCGGATAGCGTCGAAGACAGACGTTGAGGATTTCTGATCTTCTATTTTTGGAGAATACACACGATCCAAGACACGCTGCTTTGCCTCCTCGCCTTGTCTTCTACGGTTACGTATCGAATCGAATTGACTTGCCATCATTCCACCACCTTAATACCATTTCTTCTTGTCCCAATGTTCGAGCGCTTTAACCGGATCCTTATAGCGATTCTTAATATATTTCAGTCCTGCCACAGCCTGCTCGTATGGATCGTCCCAGTTCACACTGCTTCCCCCGTAATCCTTCCTGGTCATGTCCAAAAATTGAAATAACCCAGCAGCGGATGATTTAGAATTCTTCGCGGCTGGGTTAAAGCTGGACTCACGAGCAATGAGCTCCAGCGTTGGCTGTAGCCAGCTATTCGGAAGGCCTAAATCACGAATCGCCTTGCTAACAGCTGTACTGGCCGTATTGTAGTTTTTCGGGTTGGCTTTGGCATCGCGCTCGGCCTTGTAGTAATTCTTGTATGCCCCAACACCATTCGATGCGGTGGTGGGGCTACTCAGTTTCCCGAGGAAGCCCCAAACTTTTTCATATACTTATCGATCTCAGCCTTGGTCATGCCGAGTGAGTTAAGGATCTGGTTCGTCTCCAAATCACTAACACCTGAATCAACCACATTCAAGAACATCTGTTCTCGCTTAGCAGGATCACTAGTGATTTGCGTTCCTGACTTGGTTTGATTGCCGAACTCATCAGTAGAGAACACAGGCTCCGTGTAAAGACTCTGCATGCTTTGAAGCACCTGATTAGCAGACAATCCTCTGTAGCTTTCTGGGGATGGGTTCGCCATTTGATAATCAAGCTGCGCCCAAGCACGGGCGCTATCGTCTTGACTCAGACCGATCTGCGCTTCTCGGTATGCTTGCTGGTTCTGTTCAGACAGCGATTGGAGAGCATAGTTCAGGCCGAATTGATTTACATCCTGGTCGAACTTCAGTTGCCATTGTTGATCGCTGATGGCGTCGCGTGCTTTCTGATAAGCAAACTGTTCCAGATTGAATTGGTTGTTGAATGCCTGCTGCTGCGCTGCCATCGTCAACGGAGCTTTGCCCGTTTGTGTTTGTCGGATTAGACCAGACCAATCTGATTGCGGACTGACCATTCGGCCTGTTGCATCCCATACGCTTCGAGCCGCATCCCAATTCGCTGTTTGACGCTGCATGTCCATTTGCTGGCCTTGCAGTGTTCTCAATGCCGGATTATTCTGGCTAGCTTTCGAGGAGTGGACATCGGCTCCGTAGAAGCTAGGATCAATCCCTAATGCCTGAAGCTGTGAACGAATACCATCAGCTTGTTGGCTGAGAGCTGCTCGATCTTCGCGGGACATCCCCTTAGTCTCCGCCTGGCGTTTCAATTCCAAAAGATTACTAATAGCCTGCTTCGCTTCATTTGGCAAATAGTTCCCGGTAAGCTGCGCCTCCTGGATCGGATTCTGGAAATACTCCTGATGCTCCAGGCCATATAGGTTCCCAAGATTCGCAAGCGTGTCCTGCTGAGTACTATAATTCATCTGCTGCACCTGCAAGGATCGGTTGGCATCATCGTTATAACGCTGATAGGCTTGGCTCATCAGCTGCGGAACCAATGTATCCGCTAAGCTGGCTAACGTCTTATCACCGATCTGATTCTGAACGAGCTCACTATATGAAGACTTGCCCTGCCCCTGCACCCGGAGTACAGCGTTCGTATCCACCTGCTGGTCTGCGATATTCCGCTTGGCTTCGGCAAGCTGAGAAAGATATGCAGGATCCGATTGTGGGTCATAGGTGAACGGATCCGGAGCTTTAAATTGAAAACCACTGTTATTATTAATGAAGTCCTTCATCCGGTTCAGCGTATTTTCTGTTGGGCTGGTGTATGGCGTAGGCGTATTGGTAGGCTGCGGGCTGCTCTTTACATTCGCCGCGGCCTGAACAAACGGACTCGTTGTCTTTTGCATATTCATGTTTCCTGCCGGACTGAAGCTGTTCCAGGCGTTATTGAAATTCTGCTGATTGGAGTAAGTTGTTCCCTTGTTGTTGTAATCAGCTTGCATGAATTTTTTGCCGTCTACCGTAACGTAACCATTGGAATAACCGATCCTACCATTATCTATGCCCTTGCTATTCAGCCCTTGCCTGATGCCGTAATCATAGGTTGCCATAACACACCTCCATTTCTTTGCATGAGAAAAGGACCCTCATGTGAGAGCCCTTCGAATAGTATTATTTATTTCTGCAGCTCAGTCAGCTGGGCTTCGAGATCGGCAAGTTCATTTTCTTTTGTGCTCAATTTTTCTTCAGTTTTTATCAACTGGTTGGCTATTACTTCATAATTGGTATTCGCCACACCGATAACACCCTGTTCATTATTTCGGTCTACCCTTTCTTTAAGTTCAACCGCCTGCTTATCCAATCCTGCAACTTCCGATTTAGCACGTTCTATTTCGTATTTCTTATCATCTATTTTCTTTATTAAAACATCGACGGAAGGATCAGATGGATCTTCCGGAACAGATGATTCTTCTGGGGTATTGTTTGTATCGGTCGGAGTCGTCAAAAAAATGTCCCCACCTTTCTGAATTTCTATTTTACTTCCGTAACCATCAGCGATCTCACGAACTGGCAAATAACTTTTGCCTTGGATTATTACCGCTTGCCCGATTGAGTTCTCATTTAAACTAACATTTTTAACACCTTCAACCTTTTCTCCAATTAAGTTACTAACTTCACTGGCTAATGCTGTGGTTGATAAAGTGAGAAATGCTCCTATTAAAATACCGAAAAATATTTTCTTCATTGATATCTTCCTCTCGCCAATTTTCTCCAATCTAACACAGCCATTCGTTAAAGTTAACTAACCACCCAATTTTCTCAGTCTTTGATCTAAAGCATCCAATTCTTGCTTCAATGTTTTGGATTCCCCATTACTCCATAAAGAGTTCCATCCAGATAGTCTTACCGAGTTTGCGTATAATTGAATATCGTTCTGAGTAGATATATCAATATTCGCGTAATTGCTAGTAATACTGAAGGTATTGTCTGCTGGATCATAAAATAAAAACGAATTAATCCCATTGGCTGTGAAAAGAACGATTGGGGATAGGCGTTCAACCGGACTGTAAATTTTAATCGCATTATTGGCATTCTTATACGCCCCGATCATATCATCCGTATCGCTCATTTCGACCTTCGGATATCCGTATCGGTTGGTAGATATATATGACCCGTATATCGCTATAGACTCAATGAGTCCTGAGATGATGTGTCCTAGGTTTGCCGTAATTGCAGAGAGTTCGTTAACAGTAATCTTATCTGCCGTAACAGCACCGGCTTGGAGTTTATCAGTTGTAACCGAATCGGATTTCAGGTTCTTCGTCTCAATGCTTTGAGCCCGGATATTGTTCGCATCCAGATTACCATTCACTAGGAACTCTAAATCCTTCGCCATCTTTGCAACCGTATTAGCCAAGTCTTTCACATACCCGAGTATCACGCCGATGTCCTGGGTATCCGGCGGTCCGCTTATCCGTGGAGTATCGCTCCAAATCGACACGCTATCAACCTCCTAATAAAGCGGCAGCTGCCGCGTTTGTCTTGTGAACTCATGAATCCTTGCCCAGCCGGTACCGGAGAATCTTACACGGATCCAATTTTCTCGAGCGAACTTGGATACCGGTATGATGACTCTGCGTACTTGCGGTGAGCTGCTGCCGGCAATCGACTGGACCAGCGTCCAATCCTCTCCGCCGATAGAAGAAGAGAGATGGATGTCCATGCTCCCTGTCAGCTCCACAACCATCCAAAGTTTATACCAACGCATCTTTTGAGCTATGGAGCCTCCATTGAAGGGCTTCGTAGTAGCCGACCAGCGAATCGGATCCCCACCATCGGTAGAGCCCTCCATACGTAAAATACGGCCGTGTGCATCACCGATATAGAGCTGATTTTGCATGGACGCAAACTGCGCGGCGTGAATACCTCTCCATAAACTCCAAGCTTGTACACCAGGCCGAGGATCATAGACCAGCATTCTGTCAGGGGTTAGGTTGAAATACAACTTCGTACCGTCAGAGCCGGCGACACTCGTATCCGTGACCCCTGTCACGAATTTCCCGATCACATCTGAAAACGATTTGTTCGGTAACACCCCGCCGCCATATTCGAAGATCCCAACCTTGTGGATGAAGCGCATAAACCCTTCCTGAGTAATAGCACTTTTATGATTGGCTACACCCATGTCTTCAGTGATCAGCTTGGTTGTAAAGTCTTCTGGCAAGGCGCCATAGAGCTCATGCAGGCTGTTCGGCATGCCGATCGTCAGCTTGGTCAGGCTCCCGGTCAGCATATTGATTTGCTCGCCTCTCGTGGACTCCATCTGACGCCGGTAGCTATCATCTTTATTCCCCGTAAACTTATCCCATCGATCGGGTTGATCCAGAGCACAAGCCCATAACTCATTATCCACCGCACACCAAAGCCGGTTCTGGTATGTGGTCATGTACTTCCCGTTGGAAGGGGCCCCGCTCAAGTTTGACACTGTGCTGCCGTCATACTTCTTCACAGGATCAACGCCGTTACAGCCAATCAGGTTCACGTCTGATAAGTTTCCCTGGAAGTTTGTGAAGGACCAATCCGCCCATGTACTCAGTCCGCTTGCCAGTGTAGTCCAAGACCCTCCGTTCCAGCGTCTCCATGTCCCATCGTTAAATACAGCATGCAGCTCCCGGTCTTTCCATACGCCCATCCCGAGCACCCTTGAACCAAATGATCCGAGAACAGAAAAACCCGGTCGCGTCGAAACGGCCGGGTAATCGTCACTTGTCATATTTTCAATATCCGTAAAAAAGTTATCCGGAATAGATAGAGCATCAAACGAATTCAAGCCCTTAAAATCACGGATCGGGATCGGCTGTGATAACCCGGGTAGAGCTTGGTAATTAGGCTGGTTATATTGAACTGGCTTCATCCTGAATCACCTGCTTGATAATTCTGTGCTGCCACATTCCACGCTGCCTTATACTGGCTCTCATAGTTGGCTGCCTTTACACTGTCGTCCTGGGTATGAGCCAGATAGGCAGCCAGTGCAGGAACATATGTCCAGTGATATTCTTCAGGTGCGTCTGGAACCGCAGCTAGATTGGCCGGAACAAAAACACTCACCCCAATCCGGCGATATCGCAAAAATCCCTGCAGATCCGTATAGGGTGCAGGGAATAAAGAAAGCGTATGGGTTTGGTCATCGAAGGAGTAAGCATTCTGCGCAGGCGTAACATCCTCCCGATCCAGGCTTTGATATTGGAACATCCCCACCAAGAGCTTATCGATATTCTTCAGCCGAACATCTGGTGGAAGTGTGTACTCCGATTGGGCCGCTGCACAGGAGAACTGAGCAATTTGGGGTATCTTCACCACATTGAAGAAATCCTGGTTGATGGCGTTCAGCTGCAAAACCTTATCTGCAGATGAGACCTCATTCGGAACAAGAATATCTGCCTGTTTGACGATTTCTCCTATATTCATGTTTAACCTCCAGTCATAAAGACACTCCTTAAATGTGCATTTTCACAAGTACATCCATTTTTTTTCATCAAGATGCCACCTTCTTCAGACTGTTATAAAAACAAAAACCATACATTTTGTGTTACTTTAAGTGTATGATTAATAAAAAAAAACATCCAGCTAAGGAAGGTATCAATGAAATTACTAGCCCCAGTCATAAACAAAAATAATGTTTATCTAAACGATATCGAAGCATTTCGTGGCATTGCAGCATTACTTGTATTTTACTTTCATGCTAACATGCATTACTTCCATTACTTTGACAGGCTTACAGATTACAACTTGTTATTGACATTATTTTTTGAAGGACATACCGGTGTATCATTGTTCTTTGTTATAAGCGGATTCCTACTATCTATGAGTTGGGTTAATAAGCGTGAAATCAACCTAAAACAGTATTATATAAATCGATTGATTAGAATATTGCCGTTGTATTACATATCTCTTGTGTTTTTCATAACAGTTCAAAAAGTGGGAGAATTAAGTGGTGTCATCCCCTACTTTCTGTTTTTGCACAACACCGGTATAACGAAAGCTGATCTTGGAGATGCAGCAGGGATATACTGGTCATTAGGTCCAGAAGTTCATTTTTATATCATCCTTCCTTTTTTGATGCTTTATTTCAACAACAAAAAGATTTTGTACGGCTTGATATTAATTTCGTTAATAATTAAATCCGTCTTCCCACTGGGGGACTCTATTTTCGGTAGAATTGATCAGTTTTTAATTGGAGTCTTGGCTTGCGATATTTACTTTAACAAGTTCAAAAAAATAACCATCCAACAATGGAAAGCGTGGACGGCATTTTTATTAGCGAGTATAGGTTTGATTATACTGTTAAAGTATTTAAGTTCATTAGGTGGTTACAAAGCTATACCAGCTTCTACTACGCTCTATACATTCTATAGAACGGGCGAAGCACTACTGTGGGCAACGATATTGGTGTCCTTCATGCTAATAAAATCCAAACTCAAGATTATTGTCACAAACCCTATGACGACTGTAATAGGATTATGTTCATATAGCGTATACATTTGGCATTATCTTATAATTTTCGTTTTAAAAGATTACCGAATGAATTTTCATTTGGTATTTCAAAATCTGTTTGGTGAACACCTGAATATAGAGTTCCTGGTGTACTCGACCTTTATTATTCTTCCTGTTGTCCTATTAGTTGCTTTTGCAAGTTATTTATACATTGAGCGTCCATTTTTGCTTTTGAAAAAAGGTCACTCAAAAAAAGTAAAAGATTCAAATTCCACAACACCAATTGCTCCAGAAAAGCCTGTCACATTCTAATGATTCGACCTAGCCACACTTTAAAATGGCTAGGTCTTTTTTTAATTTATCACCGCAAGCTTTCTACTTACTCCGTTAGAATCCTTGATTGTAATATACCCCACAACAGGCGCATCCGATCCAGATGTGAAAGACCCCATTCTTATTGAACCTGTTCCTTTAGGTAATAATGAAAGATCAATATCGTTTGATACGCCTTTAGCCTCTATTGATACACGTCCAGCAGTCAGGAAATTCAGCGATATAAAGTCCCTTCCAAAATCACACCCTGCCGTTAGTTGGGAAGGTGCAGCAGCAACTGCTGTTGAGATAGTTGAGGTTACGTCAACGGCACTACAACCAATAAATAAGGTATTATTACCTTCATTTCTAAAGCCTACATTTGAACTTTTAGCAATGCATCCTATATATCTAACGTTATTTGATCCTGTGCTATTACGATAAGCATAGTTTTTACTATTGATTACAACTAATTGAGAAACAGAAACATTATCAGCATTACCTTCCGTGTTTCCTCCTATGTTAACACCTGTGTAACACCCCTCAATAACTCCGCCTGTGATAGATATATCAGGGCTACCACAATCAACGCCTAGAACTCCTGTGTTGTCAGGGACATTGGAAGAAACATAAATCTCGGATAGTGAACTCCTTCTTGCCCATGCATTAGGTCCATCTGCTAGATTCTGGGCTCTAAATCTAATACCTGTTTGGTTAGCTCCTGTGCGTCCAACATTAACCACTTGAATACTGTTTGCTTTTACGATACCTCTCATATCTAAGCCGGTTTGGGAATCAAGACGTAGACCGAAGGTGTCTATAAAAATCCCTTTAACAGTGATACCTTTACTATCCACTCCAGATGTACTTCTGTTTTTAATGTCAATTCCATCTGCTCCAGTTCTGAAAGTGTGAATTTTTTCAATTACAACGTCAGAGTGTACACCGTTTTGTATGCCAATTCCGTAGCTACCAACATGATGGATGTACAGGTTTTTTAGCCGCGTTCCACTTACGAAAATATCTTTGTTATTTTCTGTTAAACACTGAAATATACCATGTCCTCCCCCTACGTCAACCCATCCTCCGTCAATCTCCAAATTGGCGATAGTTGAGTTTTTCCCATCTGCTAGGTATACACAAACATAATGCGGTGAAGACGGCTTCAAAACCGTAACTCCAATTCCCGACCCCACAAGCGATACACCATTACGCAACACTAAACATCCAGTATTGGTATCGATCGACACCCCGTAATTCCATAGTGTCATTCCTAAGGTGGATGCGTCTAATTTATAGGTTCCAGGGGGCAATGATACAATCCCTCTACCATTATTAAAAGCATCGTCTATAGCTGTTTGAATTGCGGTTGTGCTGTTGTTGACTCCGGTTGGGTCAGCTCCGTATTCTATGACATTATAGACTCGTGGTGTATGCACCTCAAGGGTAGCAAGACCCTCTACAGTCGCATCTAGAGAAATCTTATCGGCAGCGCTCATCAACCCACTCACGCTCACTGTTGCGTCGGGGATCGGATCACTTCCGTCTCCTGTATGCTCACTTCCATGAGGTCCCGGAGTAGTGGTTCCAGTAGCTGTAACCCTTACTTTCTTGTTTACTGGATCTGGTGTGATCGTAATGCCAACTCCGCCCTCGATATTTAAAGCATCTTCCTTCTCAGAAGCGGGTATGCCGTTTATTTTCGAATAGGCGTTTTGATTGACTTCAGCCCCAGGTTTAATACTGTTCAACTTAGCCTGGTCACTTCCGGATATAAAACCAGCATTTACGTTCGGTACCGCAAGAGCGTGTGCTGAACCGCCTGTTCCGATGTGAGCCGATAACTTAGAATCGGAATACTCCTTCGCGTTCTTCTCTGCCTTATCCGCTTTTTGCTGTGCCCCACCTGGCGTTTCCCATTGTGGATGTCCTTGCTTAGCAATATCTTCACTCGTGTCACGCCAAGGGAATCTACTTCTCATGATCTCACCATCTTTCCTTTACCTCGTATCGCTCCCAGCCAGAATTAGCTGATTGGTAACCGCTCAGGAGCTCCTGATACTTAGCGTCATATTCCTGTGCATCTCTACCACTTGTGATTTCACGAAGCACCCCGAAAACAAGCACCATGTCGTAATCAGGATCGAAGCCGGTTGGTCCGTTCATATCCGTTAATCTCAATTCAGGCAGCACCGGGATATGAAATATTTTCAAGCCCATTACACAGTCGTCTTCTGGAGTTGGAACCAGCCCCAACTCACCTGCTTGGAAATAGTAATACGGCTTAATTGACCGCTGATGGAACTGCCGAAGCGGGATCCTCCGCCACTCTTCGTCCCATATCATATCTACATCCACCACATTGCCAGGAGGGCAAGGAAGTACATACCGCGACTGACCCGCAGTTAAGTCAATAGCGGTACACACCGTATCAGCTTGCTGCTGAGCTCCGCCTGATTGACGAAGTAACCGATCCCGGACCTGTGTTACCTTCCGAACAATGGAAGCGGGAGACAGGAAGTTAGGAGCCTTTTCCGCGATCTCCTCCACTACGTCCTTTAGCAGCATTGCCGGCAGCCTCCTTTCCGGGCTTCGTTTGCCCTTGAAGCAAAGAGACCAGATTCCCCAATAACTCATTGGTTTTCTGCTGCTCCCGATTTATCGCGTTCATTGCTTCCAGTTCATCCCGATACACAAGTATCACCGCTTGTCTGTTCTGGATAATCGATATACTTCACCTGGATCCACGGAATAAAAGTCTGCTTGCCCTGATAGTTGGATATCACAACACCAAACTCATCCACGGTGTGCAGGGTTCTATTCTCAGCCGCGTTACCGTCTTTCGTCCATACAGTTACCTTACTTCCGATATGGTCAACTATATTTGCGTTCATTTCATCATCACCTTTCCTTCTTTTAAAAACTCGAACTCGAATGCTTAAAACAAGGAAAGGGAGCCGAAGCCCCCTCTGCTTGTTGCTATGTCCTACTGGACGTTATGGCCATAGATAAATGAGTAGTTTGTAAACCCATAACCCCAGCGACCGATTGCTTTGTGTTTAGTGGCTTCGGTATCGAAATCTGTCATCGTACCGTTCTCGACCTTTCGTCTCCACTGCCAAATGTTGAATTCCTTCATGCGGGCTGAGTCAGCTGCAAACCAGTTTTTGCGGTGACTAGCTTTAATAAATGTATCGACGATAACTTTGATATTACCCATGTACATATTGGCATCAAAGTTATTGCTTCCAGGTTCATACTTTGGCAGCTCTGAATCCGGCAAGCCTGCAATCTTAAATGCTGCACGAGCATTGTATGGTGCTACGATAAGCGTATCCGGAATGACGGCCATGGTGTTACCTTTATCGTCAACCCACTCCTGCATAGCGACCGCAGTCTCGTCCCACGAGTCGATGGTCAAAGGCTTGTCACCGAGGTTAGACTGAACATCCGTGCTGTTTTCAGGACTGTATGGGTGATCCGCAGCGCAAAGCGGTTTGCCATCTGGGCCTAAGTAGCTCTCGTTCCGACCGCGCCAGTTCGGACCAACTGCCGAAAAGGCATTCACCAAGAACTCGACAGCTTGAAGTTGCTGGGTTTTGTAAACAGAATCAGCAAGGGAAGCAATACGACGCTTGATTTCTGTCAACTGCAGATCATCAATGAAATCGCGTTCGATGATACGACCATCGGAGAACTTACGGTTTTTGATGATCTTCTGCCAGAGCTCATCGATATCTTCATAGTAGACCTGGTTATTCGAGCGGCTCCATTCTTCCATCAGGCCCTCGCCACCGATTCCTTCATAGGATTCCATTAACTTATTGGAAGTTGTTACGTTATACAGGAGTGGAATGAAGTCCTTTTTATCTTTCATCGCGAGTGAATAGAGTTCCTTAAATACAGGCTCCAATACTCGCGGATCCCAACGAAGTGCTGTTTGCATATGGTTTATGCCTCCTTATTTCAAATGGTTATATTAGTTGTTTAAGAAAATTGCCGGTTCTTGACTTTGACTCGTGCCGTTTTACGCTCGGTGTTCACCTCGAAAATAGCCAGTGGTCCACCGACAATTGTGGCGGCATCGGCCGAGAGCCCATCTGCAGCCAGTGCGACTTCTGAAGCACCGGAAACAAAGCCAGCATCTGCAATTCCCGTATAGGCTGCTTCGTACCAGTCACCCTCTCGGGCGAGAACGTACTCAGCTGGCTTGTCCTTTCCAGCTGTAACATTTGTCGTCAAGAAGCCGGCAATCGGATCTGTAGGCTCAGCTTTGGTTATTCGACCGCCAACAATTTTAATAGCTTGATTGGCAAAGCCCGCCTCTCCATCTGTCATCAATTGCTCAGTAATCCGTGTCGGATCCTTACCGTAATCGTTGTATACGTACTTAAATCCTTGAGGCATGCTAACCCCTCCTATTTATTTTCAAAGTTTTTAGCGTACTTCTGGGCGTTTTTCGGGTCAATTCCGAATGCTGCAAAAGCAGAAGACAGCTCTGCCGGAACTTCTGGCTGCCGTTCCCCGTTACCCTGTCCAACTACTTGCGCGCGCTTATTCAGCCGTTGATTCTTCAAAACGGACTGCTCTGTTCGCTTGCGTTCATCGGCCATGATGCTGTCACGGTGGACAAGTTCATAGGCGTCAATCGGATCATATCCGCGCTCAAGCCTTGAATGCATTTCTGGTGTCAACCAAGGTGCTGATCCACCATCCGGGTTCACCTGATCGGCCAGATGCGGGTATTTGCGGAAGAGGTCTTCCCACCCCTGCAGAAGCTGCTGCTGGCTTTGTTCCTGCTGCTTGAGCTGCTGTTCTTGCTCACTGCGCTGAATGACATCCTTGGCCTGTTTGATCAGCGGATGGTTATCCAGGTATCTCTCCATGGAATCCGGATCGATGCCAGCATCCTCAGCCTCTTGACGCAAATGAGCTTTAAGCTGATCGAATTGATTTTGCTGTTGCTGTACGGCTTCCTGCTCGATCTTGTCCAGGTTCGCAATCAGATCGGCGTGATCCTTGTACCCTTGCTGACGGGCAAGGCGATCCAGTGCGGTTTCATATTGCTTCGCCCGGCCTTCGATCTTGTCGTAATTCAGACCCTTACGGGCATGGGCCTCGACTTCTGTTTCCGGGATGAAGACATCCTGACCGTTATACTTGACCGTAATCCCTTTTCGTTGTTCTGGATCGACCGGTTCGCCGTCTATGGGTGGAGCAGCTGTCCTATCGTCCAGTTCATCTTCAGGATCATTATGGTCGTCTTCGTCTGTTGGATAATGAAGATCGAACGCCTCATAAACACTTCTCATTTCCTGTTGTTGCTCGTCAGCCTGTGGGTGGGTTGACTCGACTTGCTCACCTGGGTTGGTGGATGGGTCATTTACATCAAACATGGTAGTTCCTCCTATTCCGCTATGGGTGGCGGCAGATAATAAAAGGCCAGATGGATTCTCACCACTGGCCAGGTAGAACAGGTGAAACCGGCTGCTGACTCTTCATAATCTCATTTGCCGTCTTCGCTGCTTCAAGATTCATCTTCTGTTGTTTCAAAGACTGTTCAAATTCACGCTGTTGCGTCTCCTGCTGTACCCTCTGATCCATGAGCTGGGCCGTGGCTTGCTGGAGTTCCTGATTCTGCTGTGTGAGCTGCTGGACCTGCATTTGAAGTTGTTGCATCTGCTGTTGAGTACCTGCCTCTTGCTCAATCCGGCGCTTGATGACATCCATCGGCTCCATACGCCCTGTGCTGATGACATAGCGGACGCCCTCAGCATCGATCATCGGCAGCTGCGTAACCGGATCAATCGTTTGCAGCAGGTTAAAGGCAAGCTGTAGCCAATACTCTCGATCCTGTGGCTTGTCTACTCCGATATGAACAAGAATATCGAATTCTGGTACATACTCTTCCTGGACCGACCTTATGTCAGGCACAGGCTCCCCGGTAGAAGGATCCGGAACTTGCTCACCGGTATCGTACTCAGATGGCACCTTAGAGACGATCGTATCCCGGCTGATACTCAGCTTGCGGCCTGTGATACGGGCAATGCGTTCCGTTGTGTAAAACTGTGCGATCAGCTCCACATACTGGCTAAACACTTCTTCCAACGCATCCTGTATAAGATCAGAAGTTGTATTCAGCCTAGTACCTGCAGCGGCCATGAGTGCTTTAGCCTGCTCTCCCGATGTGACGTTGCTATTCGCTTGGCCGTTCGAACTATCAAACTGACCGGGAATCTTCTGCAGCATCTCATCATAATAAGACAGCATGTTAAATAAGCTCCCTGGGATGTTGATCCCCTGAAGCTCCTTAACGTCATTCATCCGACCTTGCGCAACCGGAAGCATAGCTCCAGGGAGACTACGACGTTCCTGCCATGTATTAGGTTTGGTGATTGCACCATCCTCATACATGATCCCGCCGTTACCTTGTTTAGCCATGGTTTCGATCGCAATCTCTGCATACTTGTTTTTCATGATCTGCGGCTTAATCATGTCACGCATGAAGCCCTTACCGAACACATTACCTTCATCCGGATACAACGTCCGTGCTGTAAATGGGTATTGGCCATGATCATACACATAAGCCTTGTGCTCCAAGAACACACCATCAGAGGAAATATAGATGCAGTGAACACCCTCCATATTGCCTTCTGCCTTGGCGATCAGCTCAGAAGGATCAACTCCCTGCAGCAGCTTTTCCTCGGCCAGATCCCGGAACAATTCCCGATCTTCTCGGGTAACCACCTTAGGCAATCCGCGATACCAGTATTCGATCAGTCCGGACGACTTCTGCCTAGCGTTAAGGTCTATTGGACCTGAGATGCTGTCGATGGAATCACCATAATTCCAGTCATCCCCGACTGACCGATCCGGCTGCACCTTCTCACCTTGTTTAGGCCAGCGCTTTTTGAAATACTCCAGTGTCTTTGGGTACCTCGTAATGATGGCGCCCATCTCCTGAAGATGAATGAAATCGGAAACTCGCGGATCCGGAAAGAAGCTGAATAGATCAACTGGCAAAATATCATTCCGGCCTGTATACCTGTTCTGACCTCGTCCACCTTCCACCGTTGGGTCAAACACCGTTTTATAGATAAGCGGCCCGTGAATAACCATCCGGCGTATCGCCCGAGCATGCTTCTGCTTGAACTTGATCTGCCTTAGCTCATACGGCATGAAGTCGTTAAGATCCCGGGCTTTCTGTTCGTCATTCTCTTCCTGGGCATCGTAATCCGGATATGGCATCCAACCGGTCAGCTTACCGACAATGCTCTCGATCTGCGAAAAAGCCACATTCTCCACGGCATCTGGTCGGAGCTTGGACACTGCTTCTGTCCGCAGGCCGTACCAGTGATCGCCCATGTAAAAGCGTTGCTCTTGTCGCCATATGCTGTCCATCTTCTGACGCGGCTCCTTGAATACCTCGAAGTCAGTCATAACTTCATCCACGATACTTTGTTGTTCTGGTGTGTTGGGGTTAACCGTTTGATCGTCACCAGATGAACCACCGAAGATGCCATTCACCTTATCGAGTAACCTCATTCATCATCACCGTCCATGATATCCGGATCATCGTACCAGCTGAGGGGCTTTCGACTCTTTACCTCTGGAGGCGGGTCTTCCCTTGCACGACTAGAAGCATACTCCGTAAAATTCCGAGCCATGAGCCGATCGTTCAGATCCTTAATGGTCCTCTGCTGAACAGTCAGCTGCACACCCTGGTATGTGATCACCATTAACAAAATAAATGCACAAAAATAGAACATGATCAGTCACACTCCTTCATGTATAGATGATGTATATCGTAACGAATACGATTAAACCAAAATCCCTCAACCATGCGGCTTCTCGGCTTCTTGCATACGCTATGCATAAACCATTTTCCACACAAAACAAATAAACCCTTATACATCAAGGGTTTGCGGTAACAGACTATTTCACAAAACCTTGTATTTTGTGCACATGTCTTGCATAAACAGTGAATAATCGGACTTACCAGAAACCTTGCACTATGGGTATGTCATCATCGTCATCGTCCTGGTCAAAGTCGTCATGGGATTCCCGGATCTCGTCGGGATTAGCAGACCAGGCATCCTTCACCTTGCCTGCGGTTGGTCGGCTCATTACCCAATAACGCAATGCATCTGGTATATGATCCAGCGCATGAGAGGCAACGTCCTCTACCTTGTTTGGATCATGCATTAAGGCCGGAATGGCTTCAATAGCTTTTACGCATGTGCTGAAGATCTTGAGCCTCGTATCTTTGTAAAGATTGCCTGTCACATGGTCAATCGCATCGTATACATGAAGCCATTCCCTCAGCCGTTTCCATCCGTTTACGCGTTCCTTCTTGGCCTGGATCAGATGTACACCCTTCTGGGCAAATATCTCAGCCGGAGTGATGTTCTCCGTCTTGGCCTTGTTCCAGAATGACGTATCTGCCACGTTGTATTCGTACCGTTCAGACACTGGACTGTTTAGCTTCGTGAGCTCTACCTGTTCTGAGGTGAGCAGCTTACTCTGTGCCAGTTCCCGATACAGATAACCGGTACCATCGGGAGCCAGTGCAATCCAGATACAGACGAACGGATCTGTATACCCTTCGTCAAACGCCCGATATCTTTTCCATTCCCTCGGAATGTCAAACGGCTCAACAACATGAATAGACCGAGTAAATTCACTGAAGTATTGACCTGCAAATACATCCCAATCCCCTTCGAGCAGCTGCTTCCGCTCGATATCAGGAAGAGCTAGCAAACGCGCCAAATAGCCCGGATCCGTTTGGACCAGAGCCTGATTGTCGTGAACGTTAGCGGGAATGAAGATCCGGCTGCGGATGATGGGTTCGCCTGCATTGGGTGTTCCATCAGGCCAGTACAATGTATTTCCATCGTCATCCGTCTCCATGATCTGGTGGACAGTCTCAGCCGGGCCAATCGATACGAAACGCTTCTTCGCCCAGGTGTGACCCACGCCTCCCGGGTTCGTTGTGCTCTTAACTGAACGAGGGAAGGGCTTGCTACCACGCAGACGAGAGAGCATATATAGATACCACTTCTCTTCGAACTGCGTCAGTTCTTCCCAGCGGATGACATCATACTCCGCCCCCTGGTAATTTGTATAGTTGGCATCATTGTCCCAGTAAGCTAGTTCAATTATGGAGCCATTCACGAATACCCATTCATGCTTAGCCTTGTTGTACTTGCCAAGTTCTTTCGGGTATACCTGCATCGTACGGGAAATGATAGAGCGCTGCAGATCGGGGTATGTACGCCGGAAGATGATCTGACGGCTGCCTGCATACTGCATAGCATATTTCAACGCGTCCCAGATCGTCGCCTCCGACTTACCTCCGCCAGCTGCGCCTCCATACAGGATCTCATCTGCCTCAGTCTGGTGATACACCTGCTGCCGGGGCTGGGGCTTGTAGGGAATAACAACCTGATTACTCATCGTTCGTCATCCCCTTATCGAAAACCACCTGCAGAGCACCGCCGCCTTTGCCTGTAAGCTCCATTTTGTCGTTGAACATACCAAGATGCCTAGCCACATTCTCCAAGGCCTTATCCTGGTCTCTCATCTTGATTTCAAAACCAGATTGGGTCTGTTTGACCCCGGCATACAACATGCGGGCCTGGGGGCTAAGATCTCTAGTATCCGTTGCGTGGATCTCTCCGAATCCTTCCCCTTGGCAGCGAGGGCATTTAGGATGCGGGCGAAGTGTCGAATCGAAGCCGTACCCCCCGTTGTTTTCAGGAAGCGGTTTCTCCATTTGACGGGCGATCTGTACCGCATTTAGATACTCTTCCTTATCAACCCACTGATATGCATGATCCAAGCCGAAACAATATCTGCAGCAGACCCGGCGATGATAGATAAGATCGTTCGGATCTGCATTGGCAATCGTCCACCAACGTTCCAGGACCATATCGGCGGTGATCTCAGTGCGCTCAGACCGTTTATCCATGGCCTCTTTTACAGCAGCGGCAATCTTAGGGTTCCTTAGTAACCGATGACCCTCCACACCGGCTGCGTTATCGCTCTTTACGCTATAGCCAGCGGCCTTGTATGCTCGCGTGGCATTGAGGTCAATCAGGTACTCTTCGACAAAGCGTTGCTGTTTGGCCGTCAATGCCATCGCTGTCAGCTCCTTTTTCAGAAAATCAAAATAGCACCCGTTAAGGTGCTATTTTAAAAAAACTATTATAAAAATGAAGATAATGAAAAACATTGACAATATTGATGCTATTAAGAGAGCTAGCCATATATTTAAAAGTAATGTTGTTGCAATTCCCGTACCATCTATGAAAAAGAGAGCTAACAAACTTGTAGCAGATAAAAGAAACATATAGAAAATAGATGTCATTAGCCATCCTAATATTTTCTTGTCTGTCCCTAATTGCACCAACTTATCGTAAAACTTGCTCAAATTAGAAGTTTGAAGAATAGAAACCCCTGCAATAAAAAAACCTAGTGAGGATGAACTGAGTGCAATTGATCCCATTAGTATATTGGGCAGTTGAATAAATTGTGAATAATTAACCTTAAAGGTTGTCAATAACAGTATCAACGGCGCAAGAAATAGAGATAGTTTAAGAATTATCTTTACCAAATAGACCATCTCCTTTCCTTATTTATTCGTCAGATCCGTCTGATAAATACATTTTTTTCAGTAATGCCTCTTGCCTTAAGAAAATAGTTTTAGTAGCATCCATGATTACGTCCACTGTTTCTTTTTTCCCTTTTTTCAAGTTTACATCTTCGTAATCACTAAACTTCTCAGTAAGTAGATCTAACGGTTCTTCGATCCCATTATGTTCTGTAGTCGCTCGTAGTGACGATAAATAATCTCCACCTAGTTTTAGGAGTTCATTAACCTTTTGGTTAACTTTCGATACGTCTAATGAATCTGCACGTACCACTACTCTCATAGTATTCCCGCCAAGGGTATTTGCTAAAAACATATCTCCCAAAATTGATCGCTTTCCAGACTGTAATGATTGCAGGTTTTCCGGCATTTTGAAAGAGTATTCTAATTGCTTAATTCTAGCTGCATTCTTAAAACGATTAATTTTGGTCAAATCCGGAAGAATGCTCAATTTGAATTGTGTAAACCCTTCAGAAACTATGTTAGTTTGCCTAATTAACTTCCGAATAAATATCCCTAACTTATCATCATTTACCCCACCAATTTTCCTGTGCAGAACAAACGTATTGGTAAGTGGGTAATATGCGAATCCCGTGTTTACGATTGGTCCTTCATCTACTCCTGTGGCATATACCATTCTTGTACCGTCTAAGTTAGATGCTTCACCTTGTAACGTTGTATCTAACCTTTCAATAACTCCTATCCAGTAATTGTTCTGATTAACGGATTCCTTTCTCAGAAAGCTGATTCTAAGATATACTCCAGCAACCTCAACATTATGAACTTTTTTGGATTGAATTAAAGCATACTGATTTTCTAATAATTCATTTATCTTCCCCTTTAGTTTACTTGGCTCGGAAATACTAAAAAATGTACATGTTACTCTCTTCGTAGGCAAATAGACCCCTCCTGAAATGTGTCTTTATGACACCATTCTACAAAAAGGGTACATTTTCCTGCAAAAGAAATGCCGACTCGATCCGAGACGGCAAGTAAGGGGGAGATGAAAAAGCTACGAATAATCCGAACGGCAGGATTTGAACCCACACTACTTGCGCCCAAGGCAAGCGTGCTACCCAGCTACACTACATCCGGTTATAAAAAGAGACGGCCGCCTAACGGCTCGTTTGGTCCATTGCCGACCGTCTCCTTACATGAAGGGCACAATATCATTTTAGCAGGGGTTGACACGGAAAACAAGAACAAACGTTCGACATTTTAAAGTCATTTTACTGACATTATCGTGCCAAATTAATGTACTCGCTTTCTGCGACTCTTCGTCTACGGCTAATTGTCCGTTCTGTTAGCTGTAATTTATCCGCGATAACTGGGATCTCAACGCCATCTGCGTATATCAATCTTAACAGCTCCGCATCATTAGGCCGGTACTCTTCAAGTGTAGTTAAAAGAAAATCGATCCGCTCAACCTCAGCCTGCAGATCCTGCAACTCAGTTAGTCGCTCAATAATCGCTTCAATTCCATCCCGTACGTCATATCCTCTCGCAGCGATCACCTTCTGAACCTTTCTCCGCAGCTCCTGCAGCAGCTCCGTGTCTTCCGGATCCATCACTTGGGCTGGGACAGCTTGCTTCTGGGCTTTAACCCCAGCTGGGTAACTGGACATGTAGGCGTGAGCCACTGTTTCTAGCTCCTGTTCTCGTTTCGACAAATACATGTATGTCGGCAACCCGCGTAACCTCCCGTGCAGCTCCTGCAGTTGGTCATCCTCATTCAATCGGGAAACGGTGATTCCGGCACCAACGCTATACGTCGATAGTGCCTGTATGCGGGCTTTCTTCTGACGATATTGGGAAAGTTGCTCTATCACCTGCTGTTCTATTGTCATGATGCCTTCATCCTTTCTATTCTGGCTTTAACGGCTTCCATCAAGGCATCTTGCCCGGCAGCCTTACGTTCCAGGGCTGCCACAGCGTCCTCGTCCATTGTCCCTTCAGCTACCAGGCGGATAACTACGATGTTGTGCCGTACACCTTGTCGGTGGACCCTTGCATTAGCCTGTTGGTCTTCTTCCAGGCTCCATATCTGATCAAACCAGACAACCGTCCGACAGCTTGAATCTTGGAGATTAAGGCCGTGACCTGCTGACTTCGGATGTAAAAGCAATAGGGGGATCTCGTCGTTATTCCAAGCCCGGATATCCTCATTCCCATCCTTACCTTTCCGCAAGATCCGTGCTTGTGGGAATCGCTCCTGGATCCGTGACAGGCTATGCTTGAAATTGTAAAACACCATAACCGGCTTGCCGTTGGCTGCCTCGATCACATCCTCCAAGGCATCCAGTTTTGCCTCATGGATCAACTTAACACCCTTTTCCTCGTCATACACTGCGCCACTGGCCATCTGAAGCAGCTTATTCGACAGGACAGCCGCGGTATTAGCCACGACATCAGCGTCCAAAAACGGAAGCAGCAGCTCCTTCTCTAGTTTGATGTATTGCTCTCTTGCTTTAGGGCTTAAAGGAATCTGGATCGTCCGATCAATCCGTTCAGGCAGCTCCAGCCAATCCTCGGCTTTCATGCTGACAGCAATATCTGAAATGGCCTCGTATACCCGTTCCTCTGCTTCCTGCTTGGCCTTCCATTCGTAGACCACATGGCCGCTGCGGCTACCCGGTGTAAAATAACGATCGCGATAACCGGTTATCGTCTTACCAAGTCGTTCCCCTTGATCGATCAGATACATCGGCGCCCATAGATCCATAAGGCTGTTCGGGGCTGGTGTTCCGGTTAGACCGATCACACGCTTCATCATGGGCCGGACCCTGCGAAGTGCCTTGAAGCGTTTAGCCTGTGGATTCTTGAAACTGGAAAGCTCATCGATCACTACGGTATCAAACGGCCACTGGCTGCCGTACTCGCTGACAAGCCACTCGACATTTTCACGATTGATCACGTAGATATCAGCCTCAGCCTTCAAGGCTTTCCGACGTACAGCTGCACTGCCCAAAACCTTACTAATTCGGAGATGTTTCAGGTGGTCCCACTTCTCAATCTCTCGGGCCCAAGTGTCATCTGCTACTCGTAATGGGGCAATCACCAATACCTTTCCTGCCTCAAAGTAATCGTTCAGCAATAAATCCATGGCTGTCAGGGTACTAACGGTTTTGCCTAGTCCCATCTCAAGCAGTAATGCGATGTATGGTGTGTCCAGGATCCGCTGGGTAGCATACTCCTGATACTGATGCGGTTTAAACTTCATTTGGCTCTCACCTCGTCTATGAACCGGTCAATATCTTCGTTCGAATCAAGTTTATAATGCCGGTGTCCCAGCTTTAGCAGCTTTCTCTTCCAGCGTTCCTGTAACGGGGTTAGCTGCTCTCCTGGTGCTTTCATTTCCACGTATACCGTTTGGCCGTTAGGGAGAAGCACAATCCGATCAGGGACACCTCGCTCTCCAGGGCTGACCCACTTAGGTGCTTCACCTCCGATCTTTTTGACTTCACGGACCAGACGGCGTTCCAGTGCAGACTCTCTCATATTTACTCCTTTCAGCCTGTTGCTAGAGTTGCTCTCACATACGCGTACTGCGTTTTTTTAGCGTTTAAGTCATATATGGGCCTTACGCTTACGGGTTAATTTATATTTTTACTATTTTTATAGATTTCACGGCAACATCGGCAACAGAAACATGATAAGCCTTGATATTATTGGGTTTTCAGTGTTGCCGAAGGTCTGATTTTCACGGCAACATCACGGCAACATTGGCAACGTTTAGTGTTGCCGTGAAAACTTACAGCAACGCTCTCAGCAACACTTCTCAGCAACGTTCAAATACAAGTTGAACCCCGTATCCTGGAACTCTTGCTTTGCCTTTGCGCTCCCTCCACCCTGGAATGCGGCGTATAATATCAGCAAGTTCTTTCGACTCCCACGCTCTCATATCGCCTCGCTTCTTTCCAAGGCATTCGGTCCATATTTGGGCTGCACACACTCGATCCCGAAGGTCATCGGTAGGTCGCCCCATCTCATCCTCTAACGGCATATCAAGCCATTCCTGAATAATGCCTTCTCGTGGATCCGTCTCCATATGCGCAGCTTGTTGTCTTTCCGCCTCCATGCGGGCTTCGCTGTCAAGCTCCAAGGTTTCCCCCGCCTTAAACCAGCTCAAAACCTCAGCCCATATTTGGCTCACTTCTTCCTCGGTCAATTCCTCCCAATGGCTTCTTGTCGCCCGATCGGGGAATATCTCAATGGGCCAAAAACGACGGTTTCCGGTCGCATCCCTGAGGAAATCCCGTGTATTCGTCGTCCCGAAGAAAACACATTTCCGTGGGAACTCAGATACCTGGCGATCATATGCCACCCGATAGCGGTCTTCTGTCTTGGATAAAAACGCCTTAACCTCTTCAACCTCGGTCTTTTTCATGGCCGACAGCTCGCCGATCTCAAAGATCCAGCCACTCTGTAGGTGTTCCCCGGCTTCCTTGTTCTCAAATGTCCGTAAAGAGTCAGAGAACCATTCACGGCCAAGCTTCGCCAAGAGGGAGCTCTTCCCGGCACCCTGTGGCCCGACAAGGACCAGCATCTGGTCAAACTTACACCCTGGACGATACAGCCTAGCAACGGCAGCCAGCAGCATCTTCCGTGTCGCCTGTCTGGTGTAATGGATGTCTGGTGCGCCCAAGTAATCGATAAATATCCGTTCTGCACGTGGTAGGCCGTCCCATACGGCGCTTTCGACATAGGACTTGATCGGGTGAAACGTATTTCGATGGACTACCTCCGTGAATGCATTCTGTATGGTCTTGGCTGAATTGATGCCGTGTACCTTGGCAAACCAATGCTGAAGGCGTTTATCATCAGCACCCAACCACGGCTCATAGGAGCGTCCCAGACGTTCCTGTTCACGCCACGGGAGCGACCGCCGAATAACCTCCGTGTTCCCAAAAGCGTCATAAGCCAGAACGTTCTTCCACGACCCATGTGACAGCATGAGCTCTACATTTCCCGCCGTGGGCAGTGGCTCCCCTGTCTTATGATGGATTTCTAGTTGATCCTCCCAATCCATTTCATCCGGGTCGTCCTCGTCAGCGGGAAACTCATCTGCCATTTCAGCGAAATCTGCTTGGCGCTCAGCGAAGACGAGCTTCTTTACCTCCGGCCGCTGTGCTGCCCACTGCTCCATAGCCAGGTGACTCGGCTTCTTCGCATCTGGTGTATGATCTTTCACTCGCTCGTCCAGATGACCGAATTTATGAACTCGTACAAGGTCAAAAAGATTATAAGTGCGCCCGTCTGCGATCGGATCGCTGTCCTGATGGGAGAATGCGAGATCCTGATCCGGATAGACTTCCAGCCCGTTACCGCTGGAGCCCTTGGTGTATGTGTACCGATCCGGCATTGAGCCCTTTTCGTATACATCCGATAAGAAGGTTTCGATCCCTTCTTCAATGGTGAATGCCCTACAGAAAAAACCGATCATCCCGAACTTCTCCCGAGGATCCTGTGCTCTCTTGGCTGCCAACTGAGCAGGAGATTTATCCTCTGGATGCCGCGGCCAAGCCATGACGTCATGCCAATCAGCATACTCGTCCAGGATCCGATCTATAGCAAGCGGTTCCCCTTCGAAAACTTCCAGGACCGGATCTGCGTCCTTGCTGCAGCTCGGTAGGTACATAAGCCGGTGGACATCAAACGTGGTCTTGTCGAAATACTCCATACCGATATGCTCCGACAGTTTGCGGCTAACTGCTGCATATTCATCCGGGCTCATATTACGATCCCCCGGAATGATCAGACGGTATTTCGGTTTCTCCGGCCGATGACTGTGTGTAGAATAAATAACGTAAGCCGACCCACCTAGAACAAGCTCAGCTGAGAATAAGAAATCATCGTCTCCGCGATCGACATCCAAGGTAATCAAGCTCCGACTATCGACATTCTCCTTTTTCCGCCGCCCTGTCCGGACAAGCCCGCCAACAAAAGCGGGCCCATCCTTCAATTTACCGCGGGCGTTGTTGTTCATCTTGTCGTACTGGGCCATCGTCTCTGCCGTCCGCCGGACCTTCCGCAGCCGGTCCACGAACTCATCCCAGGTCAAGTATTCAGTTTTCCAGTTCGTATCAGCCCGGTGCTTGCCGAAGCTAATGTCCAGTTCCTGCATGATGCCACCTCAATTACGTTCTATTTCAATAACCGGTAATTCCGTCAGTAGTTCCTTTTGATACGCGGGCAAGTCATAGAGCTCGATGTAACCCCGATCTTTGCTCCATAAATCGATATGATGTGAAATGACGAGTACAGAGGATCCTGTCGAGATATCCAGGCTCATATTCCAATGCCGGTTCTTTAGCGACCGAATGAACCGGCGAAGCATCTCATAATTAAGCGTGATAGAACGACCCTCGATTTCCAGAATGACCGGTTCTCCCTTTACGTCTCTGATCCGCACGCCGATCTTACGCCGCTGAGCCTGTAGCTGTTTATTCGCCCGTTGCTTGGCTGCTTTACTTAGAGCTTTTTCATCCAGGGTAAGAGGCCTCATGTTACGCTCTCCGGAATATGAATAACCGCATAATGAGATACACCAGATATCATTTCAGCGCTATCACTGTTCAGCCAAAGCATTGCCCCCGTTTCATCAACGTCCAAGAAAGCAGTCACTGGACGTATCCCAGTGGACACGAGACAAGTTACATTCAGCTCTGGCGGATTCTCGGGATCATACTTTTTCCAAGGGATTTTAGTCTCTAGCAGTTTCTTCAGAACCTGTGTCGGGGTTTCCACTTCAGCCAGTTTCTTGACATGGTCTCTAAATCGTTGCCGATCTGCGTAATAGTTACAGTTGATACGGGCTATTTCTTCTTGGGCTGCTTTAACTTCACGCCAAAGGTCAATCACATTTTGATCGCTGTACTCACCAGCATCCACAAACTTTTCAAAATCCTTTTGTGAGAATTTCAGCAGGTAATCTACGTCTCTACTCATTCCATTACTCCCAGCGGCTTTCCCGAAAATCTTTTCTGAACATTCCGCTGAACATAACGGTGGTTCAATCGGCAATCCCATACAGCCGCAGGGCGTATCCATACTAATGTATGTGCAACAGTATTCTGGTTCATAGTTAGTAACATCAGAGCCGCAGACTAAGCATTTCCATGTGTCGGGGCAGAATTTATCCGATTCGATTTGATTAATGATATCCGTCAGAACCGTCTCACGTCCTAAGTAGAATCGGGTGTTCTTTTCGTTGAACTTTTCCTTGATGCAAAATTCCAATTCCTTTTTCAAGCATCCCATCAGCTTTGTCTGGTCTATTAGCTTTACTCGGTTAATCAAACTTAGCCCTCCTCCACAAATCGTCTTGCAAACCTTAACTGCTGTTCGATATAAGGGTCCCTAGACTCTCCGCCCATCGCCAGCCAGTCGCCTATTCGCTTATTAATATCCTCCAGGACAACCATAGGCAACTGATCTGAAATTTTCAGAATCTCGTCCATTGGATTTTCCATTGAGTTAACCCCTTTTCTCCACGATTTCCACTTCTACTGGCCCGCAATAATAACCGCCGCATCCTGGGCATAAAGGTTCTTCAATCTCATCGTCAGGTTTCTGTTCAAGCGCAAAGCGTTGTTTACAGTCATCACACTCAAAAGCTTCCCACTTCATAATGCTTTCCTCCTCGGTGGTGGATCTGGCAAGATCACGTAGACCTCGCCGATCAGCTCACCACTATCGTCATATATCAAATCCCAAGGGATATCCTGAAAATACGGATCTTGTTCAAACATGATCATCCACCAATCAACCTATGCCAGGCTGCCTTTCTTTCTTATTGGCCGCCCAAGTTCATACTTGAGGTAAATCTCTTGAATTTTCCTCATTCTATTCCAGATTGCCTGATGGCTTACTCCTGCCATGTTACCAATCTGCCGATAGTTAAATCCTTTCATTACTAGCTCCACCACTTCACGATCACGAGGCTTGATTGAGCTAAGAAACTCTTCAACAAATACCAATGAATTATCATCCTTGGATATTACTAAGAAATGAGAGTTTGATTTTTCATCCTCCGTACCTGACATATAGTTAGTTTGGGGTCTATCAATTTCATAAATATTTAATGATGCCAGATACTCCATTGCTGTCTGAACGTAAGAAACGGGCTTCCCAAGCAATTTTGCAATTTTCTCCAAGGGTTCTATCTCTAAACCTTCGCGATATATTTTGTTAGCTAATGTAACGGCATGGGCTGGAAATCTAATCCGAGTCCCCCGCCGAGCTAGAAAATTTTGTAGATATCCTGCTACAGTAGCAAATGCGAAAGTTGAGAAAGCATAGCCTGTTACTGGATCAAATCCCTCATAAGCTTTCATGAGGCCTATTTGGGCTTCTGCAACAAGATCTTCATAACCGATAGCAGGATCTAGGATTTGCCTATGGTATCTCCCAGCCAGCCTGTGAACCATACCATTATGTTTTTCAATATCTTCATTAGTGAGAGCGTGTTTCATTAAGCTCAATCCTTCTTATAAAAGTCCGTCTCGAATGCTTCGGCACGAAGTGGAAGGCCAGGCGCCCATTCGATCGGCTGCCCCATAATTTCAGTTATCTCATTTAAGGAGTCTCTACCATTGTCATAAGGTTCATCGACAATGACCTCATCATGGACGTGCATCCGAGTCTCAAAGCCAGCTTCGTCCAAGCGAAGCATGCTCACGGCCAGACAGTCCCGACTGATCGCCTGCACAATGTTCTCGACCAGCTTAGGGCCGTAAGTATCGATCTTGCCCCATGTCTTCTTTGTCTGGTCCACTCCGTCATAAACCAAGGCCGGTTTATCAAACTTCCCGTCAACGATCCGAGGGTTTACGTAGGACAAACGCCGACCAGAAGGTAACCGGATAAATAGATAGCCGCCTTCGCAGTAAAATGTCAGACCATACTGTAGCTTGATCGTTCTTCGCTCTTGGACGGCTGTCATGGCTGCCCTGTCCACGTCCCACCAAAGCTTTGTTATCTTCGGATTAGCTGCACGCCATGTCTTAACCAGAGGCGGCAGCTCGTCCGGAGCTAGGCCCATTTTGAGGGCCCCCATTTGCTCCAGTGCTCCAACTGCACCACCGTAACCCAGTGCAAGCTCTGCGATCTTCCCTTTTTGTCGTAAGTCCTTCGTGATCTCTTCAAGAATAAGATTGAACATCTGCGCCGCCGAAGCTTCATAAATCATGCCATGAGTCTTGAATACCTCCAGCCGCCAGGTCTCTCCAGCCAGCCAAGCTATCACCCGCGCCTCGATCGCTGAGAAGTCTGAAACGATAAAGCGACATCCCGGCGAAGGAATGAAGGCCGTCCGGATCAGCTGAGACAGAACAAATGGCGGAGCGCCGAACAACATTTCAAGCAGTTCATAATCTCCAGAAAGCAGGAGATTTCTTGCAAGCTCCAAATCCGGCAGTTTGTTCTGCGGAAGGTTCTGCACCTGCACCAGTCTTCCCGCCCAGCGGCCCGTCCGGTTAGCCCCGTAGAATTGCAGCAGGCCCCGAACTCGTCCATCTTGGCAGCGTGCGCGCTGCATGGCTTCGAACTTCTTCACGGATGTTTTAGCCAGCTGCTGCCGGAGCTTCAGCATCGTCTTAACCTTTTCTCTCTTTGCTTCCTTGATCAGTCCTGGAATTGTGTCTTTGGTTAAGCCTTCGATCTGGATCCCTTCCTCTTCCTCCAGCCAGGCTTTCAACTGCGCCGGACTATTCGGATTGTCCAGACCAGTTAGCTCCTTGGCCTCCTGAACCGTTCGAATCTTAAAGGCTTCATCGCATTCGATGGCCCGAGTATCTAGCTCCGGATGAAGCTGTATCCCGTTATCATTGATCTTCTGATCTAAAGCCCAGAGCTTATGTTCAAATTCGGAAATCTCATATTTCTCGATCATCTTTCGTACAGCCCGTTCTGCCTCCACGTCCTGCCGGTTATATTCCTTGTACTGCTGCCACTTCTCAGGATCATGGTACGGAAGGTTTCGTGTGCGCCCACCGTTTACCTTGGTCGGCTTGCAAGGCATAGAGAAGTATTTAATCAGAGCCTTACCTGCGCTGTCCTTCTGTTCATCCACTTTCAGCACCTTGGCAACTCCGTCCAGATCTCCAGGTAACCCCAAAGTAAGGGCATGAACGCTTGAGCAGCGCCATTGTTCAGGCGGCATCGGTACACCCAGATGTTTCGCCAGCGCAGTTCGTTCAAAATTGGCATTGAAGGCCGTTTTGATGACGTCCATTTTGAGGGCCTTGATTACATCTCCGGGCAAGGCTTCATAATCCATCAGATCGATAACAGTCACTGGATCGTCATCGAAGGCAAATCCAAATAGCAGGATTTCAAAATCTGGAGCCTCAACGTAGGGATAAACGCCCGATTTTTTGATGTCTACACTGCTGAATGTTTCAAGGTCGATCTGCAATAGGGTCATATCACTTTCTCCCATTAGAATTTTGCGGTTATAAAAAGGGGCCTGATATCAAGCCCCTTCAAAGAAGTCAAATTAGTTCATGAAATCATCATCGTCACTGATGTCTACAATGATCTCAAAATCCTCATCGGCAAAATCAGCGTTCACGCTACTTCTGCCACCACCAAGTGGCTCACCATCCTGCACTTTTACAATGTTGTTCAGACCTGCGGCAATCCCCTTATTTCCCTTCGTATCGAAAAGATAGAAGTTAACCGACACTTTGGCATAGCAGCCGCTATACACTTCTGTTGTATCCGTAATTTCCTCAAATTTGGTTTTTCCGTTGGTGTCCCTTCCGATTGGCTTCGCGATACCGGGTTTATTCTTGCTGGAAGCGTTGAAGAAATAATGCCCCGCGTAAGCCTCATCGTCCGGACGCTCCTCGTCACCATCACGTAAAGGCGTATGGAATTTAGCAGGCAGTTTCCCATTGTACTTAGCTTTCGCTTGCTCTTTCAGACCATCAACGACCGCTTTGATCTTACGAAGAGTGTCCTTATCGTCCTTGGGAATAAGAATAGAAGTACCGTACTTCAAATCACCGCTATCGTTCTCTTGAGGCTCCCACACGTTTGCATAAGACAGACGCACCGTCCCTGTGATAACTTTTGTATTGATTTCGTTCGCCATATTTTCATTTCTCCTTTTATTTGAATTAGTTCTTCCAACTGACCAAGCACCGGACGACATTCGTTCTATGTGGTAATCAGCTATTTCACCCATGACTACACCTCAAATTCCTCTCCAGCAAAGTCCTGGTCCACACTGTTAAGCTCCGGCCGCTTGTCCGTCTCCGGCACCAGCACTGGCTTACCTGGCGGCTTCACGATCAGACCGTCCAACAAGGAAGCAAGCTCTTTCTTTCCGATCTTCTTCTCCAGATCACCAATGCCAAGCAGCTCCTGCGGCTTGAGAAACTTATCCGCCTCAAACTCGGCAGACTCCAAGGCCTTACGAGCAGCAGCCTTATCGGTAATGGTCCGGTTACTCCGACCCTCCACAAGTTTCCACGATGGGATCCTTGCACCTGATTTAGCCTGCTCGAAGGCATATTCTTCAACGTCCTTGGCCCAGACTTTCAACTGCTCGGCTACGAATAGAACTGAACCAATCTCATCCATGGATAGAAGAGCAGGATCCTGAAACTCATACGCCAAGGCCTTCATATTCTCATCAGCCCGAGCACGACAGTTCCCTTTAACTTTGCACCAACGGCAGTGACTACCAGGCTTATATTCACCTTCGCCAGCGTCTGCCAGTGCAGCTGCAGGTGTAACAACGTCCAAGGCCCATTCGAGTAGTTCATCAAGCAGAAGCGTATCAGTACTGACGCTATCCAGACGGGGCTGGACGATCGTCATGCTGACCTCATTGATCGAGTATAGGTAATTCCAGTTAGCCCAGGCCCCTAGACCATACAACCGGAGCTGAGGGTTACCGATCGCGCTGACCGGCACACCCTTGCCGTACTTTAGATCAATGACATCAAGCATCCAGTCCGAGATGATTACAACGTCTCCGGTCCCATAACCATCAGGGACCCATTCTGAGAAATCCACACGCTCCTCAAAAAGTATCACCGCGTCCTTCGATCGAGCCTTGGCCGCCATGAAGCGTTCTTCTACCACATCGACATAGGCAGCCACAGCGTCTTCCATTTCTGGACCGTAATAAGAGTTGGTTTTCTTGAAATCTGCGATTGCCTTATCAAGCTTTTTTCGCTCAGCTGCATTACAAGGTGTTAGCCTCCGGCGAAGGATCAGCTCGGACAGTTCATGCGCTGAGGTCCCCTCATCTGAAAACTCGCTACGCTTATCCGGAATACTCTCCTGTTGTCGAGCACTAGGCGGACAGTTTATCCACTGATCCGCCTTGGACGCACCCAATAAGGCATGAGCCCGTTCAGCATGTGCTGGCTGTGTCATAGAGCCTCCAATGCGACCATGAAGGCTTTCCGTTTCTCTTCTGGGACATCCGAGATCGCCGCACTTTCAAACTCGCCAAGCAGTTTCTTGATTTCCGGCTTCCTCTTTGGATCTTTGCCCACTTCCTGAGCCTTAGCACGAAGCTCAACGACAGTTGGAATGTCCTCATCTTCATTCGGCTGGCTATCCACAGCCCCCTCATCTGGAGCAGAGTCTTGTTCTGTTTCAACCTTCGATTCTTCTTTTTTAGTTTCGTGAGCCTTCCGCTGACGTGGCTTAACTTCTTCCTTAACAGGTGCATCTGAGGGAGTGGCTCCGCCGAATGCGGCCGAAAGGGTAACAAACTCCTCTATAGCTTGAGCGGCGTTTTCGCCGTTGATCGTGATTTGTACTGGCATGTATAAGTCCTCCTAAGAATTAATTGGTTTGTCCAGCTTGTCGAAAGTATCGACGATTGATTTAATGCAGTCCTCGCAGATCAGCTTTGAATGAAAAGATCTTAGCTTGGACTTGTCAGTCTCAGGACAGATGAAACACCCTGGAGCATATCTAGCGAGAATGATCTTGTCGCCTTCCGTATAAAATTCGAGTGGATCTCCCTCAGCGATTCCGAATGCTCGACGAAGCTCCCTCGGAACCACTACTCGGCCAAGATCGTCTATACGACGAACGATTCCAGTAGTTTTCATATTGCAATCCCCTTCCAGTCAGTGTTAAACTGACCTTAATATGCTGATTGTTTGATTTGCGGCTTGACGGCTCCTACCCCGTTCAAGCTGCATTTTTCTTTTTCATCCTTGATGCCAAGCTGATATATTGCTTGCGGTAAATCTCGCGAAGCTCCTTGGACTTTGTCATCTCGATCAGTTGCTGCAGATTCCCACAAGTCCAGACCCTTAACCTCTTGTTCACCTTCTTGTTTCATCTCCCTTCAATTGTTTCGGTACGAATTTACAAGTACTCGTTAATTGACTTCATTCCGCCCACCAGTTCGAAATTGTCCATCACGAAATTTTCGATTTCCTCTCTACTGAATCCACCGTATTCTGTTAACCTGCTGTAGCAATATAATTTCTCTAATGCCTCATGCTTTTCAGAATAACTATCCCTCACAATGTCACGTATCGTCTGCCAATGCTGGGCCATGCCGCATTCATAAAACAATCCCGAATGACGATCATAAACCCCTAAACCGGTATTCCCACACCCCTTCCTCATGAACGACACTTCCAAGGCTTTATAATCGTTACGTTCAAAGATGATGTCGAAGATCAAACGGGCATCTTCGCGCCAATCCAGTAGCGTTATCGCTTCAAGGTTGTGACGTTTGACGAACTCAGAAAGAATTTCGTTTAGTAGATCGTCAGTCAAGTTTTTATCCAAATACTCATAACATGCGAATTGTTTCGCCCGATAATATTGCCCTTGAATGTTCTCTTCGACGAAGCGCTGTAGAACGATACGGATAAGAGTAAGCGGATCGCAAGTAAAACTAAGGGTTTCCACTTACTAGACTCCTCCCTTCCCAGCAATAATGGTTACGGCGCCGATCTTCTCTACCAAGCATTTTCCTGAACAAACTAGCTCATGGCCGATCTTTGTAACGAGCTGCCCGAAGTAGATCTCCTTGCCACATGTCTCGTTAGCGCAGTAGTCTAAGACTTCATCTTCAGCAGCCAAGTTTAGAACTCTACTCATGTTGCAAACTCCTTTCTATCCTCTTTAGATGGTTAATTATTTTTTAATGACGCCTTCTCTCTGTTTCTGTTTACGAATTTTGATGCCTTTTGCAAGAATCTTTATAAACTCCCGTTCGTACGGTTCGAGTTGCCGGATTGACATTTCGCTCCCTCCTCATTTAAGAAAGTGCTAATTTCATACTCCAATTGCTCGATCTCTGAGTTTAGATCTGTCGGGTCTATCCCCATCCTTTTAATACGTCCAATGACATCCTCAAAGCTTTTCATGTTGGCCTCCTTCATGTTCGGATGCTATCGCCTTAAGCACTTCATCCGGAATTATTTCTTTGTACTTTGCAAGTGCTAATCTTTCGTAGGTCAAGGAAGTAACGGGAGACAATACATTTGCAAGAGCTTTATTGACTTCGTCAGATGGAGGAGGCATAAAACCTCTAGATATCTTACTTAGATAAGAGCGAGAAACGTTTTTGTTGTGAACTTTACAGCGCTCAACAACTTGGGAATAAGACCAACCACTTTCTACGAGTGCACTACGTAGTAATTCTGAATATTTCAACTTCTTCACCTCCAGTCTTTATCGTTTACTAAATGGTGAACGATATCGTTAAGTAGATAGTAAACGGTATGATCGTTCCAGTCAATAGTAAAAATTAAATTCTGACTGTTGACTTTTTACTGAAACGAAAATACAATTGATATCAAATGAAAGGAGTGTCTCAATTGAATTACTATGAGTTGCTGAGAAGTTATATAAAAGAATCCGGGTTATCTCTTTCCGCGATATCCGAAAAGCTCGAACAATACGGCTATAAAGTAAGTAAGGGGTATATTAGTCAGTTGCAGAACGGTAAAACGGAGAACCCAGCAACCGAGGAATTGAATAGAGCACTCGCAGCAGTAACTGGCGGTGATGTTGAACAATTACTAACTGCCGCATTGATTGAAAAAGCACCAATTGAAATAAAAGAGAAAATCACAAAACTGAGTATGCTAAAGGAGTTAAAAAAAGATCTGAATAAAGCTCTTATCGTTGAAGAAACTCCTGCACAATATATTGCTGAAAGTCTTATAAAAGTTCCTGTCCTCGGATCGATCGCGGCGGGCCAGCCAATAGATCGGATTGAATTAATAGAAGACATTGAATACATAAATAAGTCTGTAGTCAGAGGAAAAGAAGCCTTCTGCTTGCGCGTGAAAGGCGACAGCATGATAGGTGACAACATTGCTGAGGGCGATATCGTAGTCTGCGTAAAACAGAATGAAGTCTCTTCTACAGACATAGCTGTTGTAGCTATCGAAGGGGAAACGGCCACTGTGAAAAGAATTAAATGTGAAGGCAATATCTGCATCTTAATGCCATCTAACCCTAGGTTGCAGCCTACTATTGTTGATTCGTCAAAAGTTGAGATTATTGGAAAGGTCGTTGAATTACGAAGAAGATTCTAACAGTAGATCCATAGAGCTACTTCCTGGAAAGGGGGTGAACACTAAAATGGTCCTAAGAAAAAAAGAAGAAGATCAGATTGAGGCTGTTGGCTACATCCGCCAAAGTGATGAACGAGAAGATAAGGAGGATATTTCGGAGCAAACTCAGCTGAGAAAAATTGAGTCGTTTTGTGACTTTCACGGATTCAAGCTAGTCAAAGTTTTTAAAGATATCGACTACTCGGGATTCCGTATAAAATACACGAAACGACCTGGGCTTATGGAAGCACTGGAGTATGTTGAGAACAGGCCCACCGTCAAGAAGTTTGTATTCTTTAACCTCTCCCGTCTCACACGTTTAAGAAAAGACTACCAGGCTATCCGTGAAACATTAGAAGGCTTAAGCATCGATATTTGTTCGGCTTCTGAACTCCTGGACTTCAGTACAGCAAACGGCCGTTTCATAGCCGGCGTCTTGGTAGATATGAACGAGTATTATAGCGATAGCTTGAGCGACACAATGAATGAAACTAAAAGAACCAACGCCGAAAAAGGACGTTGGAATGGTGGGCCAGCTCCGTATGGTTTGAAAAAGAATAAAGATGGATTCGGATTCATTGAGGATTTTGAGGTAAGTTATTTCATCAGAAAATCCTTTGAGATGGCGAAAGATGGAAAAGGGCCTTACCTAATTTCAAAATGGTTAAATAACCAAGGCTTTAAAACAAAGACTGGAAGAGAATGGGCTCCTAGACGTGTTAGGTACATGCTAAAAAATCCGACCTATGCTGCTATGCAAAAATGGAAGGATAAATACTATCCTTTATCAGAGTGTCCGGAGTTGGTCTCTTGGGATGACTTCTCCTACATCCAATCAACTCTGTTTGGTGAGAGTAAAGTCTGGAAAGGGAGACAACGACAAATGCTCTCCTCAATCTTGATTTGTCCAATATGTGGAGCGAGAATGCACTCAAGATATTTTAACGACAGAAGTAACCGAAAATATGTATGTAGTCGTAAAATTGAAACAGGTGATTGTAAAAGTCCAAACCTTGATCAGGCTTCGCTGAACGCAGCTGTCATTAAGCTTCTAGGCGGGATTGCAGAAGAAAAATTCGAACCGGCTCATATTATACCTGAACTTGTTGGAACTGAAGACAAAAGTCTGAATTCAGTTCGTAAACTTCAAGATGAACTCTCCAATATCGAGCGTGCGGAACAACAAGTATTTGATGACTACTATCTTCATCAGAAGATAAATGAGGAACAATACAACAATATCATCAGGAGATACGAGAAGAGAAAAATAGAAATTCATCAGTTGCTCGATAAAATCCCGTTACCAGTATCTAAATCATTTGGTGACTATGATGACGTATTGAAGGACTTAGCAGGAGCAATTGACGATCTTGAAGATGATGACAAAAGAAGATCCGTCGAGCTTCTAGTCGAGAAAATTGTACCTGGCGAGCCAACGCTGGTACATTTTAAGTGGGGCGAAGTTAAAGAAATTGTACCCACAGAAACAAAGAAATACAAGTCTAAATTGATAATCTATTAA